CTTGTGTTTTCATTTTAGATTAATATATATTATGTTGTTATCTTTATGTTCATTAAATTTTGTTCAAGGCTATTTATTTTTACATCAGGACGATTAATTTCTTCAATAACGGTTTCATATTTTTTAGGTAGTTGCTGTAAGAAACATTGATCTATTTTGATATAACGTTGATCAAATAGGTCATATTTATAAATTGTTAAGTAATGACTATAAAGTTCATAATAATAATTATCACGAAATAGGGTTTTCGGCATCCTTATCTTTTTACTATAAATTTATTTTTAAAATCATTTTTTATAGGGGATTTATAGATGAGCTTCTTAGTTGTTACTCCAAGTGAATTAATATTTAATTTTAATAATCAAATTAAATTAAATGTTTATATGATTTATGAAAATCAATATATAGAACTGGGACAAAATAGTTTATTAGGTATTGGTAAAACAAATCCGACTGATCAAATCCATGTTGGTAATAATATGTATTTAAATAGACTTAAAAATATTACGTATACATCTCCCTTCTCCATTCAAGTTGCGAATTCTCCTCTTTCATTTGTACCGGTTGGAACGATTGTTTTATGGTCCGTTCCAACAAATATAAGAGTGACCTTTCCAATGGATGAAGACGTAAATATTTATTTACCAAATGGATGGTTGGTTTGTGATGGTCGTACATTATTAGTAAGTGAATATCCTGATTTATTTTTAATGTTACAATACGATTATGGAGGATCCGGAACAAATTTTAGCGTGCCAAATTTTAAAGGGAATAGTTATGGTGGATTTGCTGTTGTAAATAGACTTAATACAAGTTATAATTTAACAAATGCTTCTTTTAAGGTAGGAAGAAATACAAATGATGTAAATGGAAATACAATTAAATTAATAAAAATAAATGCAAATAATTTACCAAACCATTATCATTTAACAAGTACTACTACTGCTGTTAATGCGGATAATGGTCATAGTCATAGTTTATACCCAATTCATTCTGGAACTGGTGGCGGAAGAGGAGGATCCGGTGGCGTGACAAGTGGTTCAGGTACGACCGGAAGTACAACAGGTACATATTGCTTTTATCATAATCACTCATACAATTTGCCGATGAATGACCCTCCTGGCAACGGTTGGACAACTGCTTCACCAGTTTTAATTAATATTGAACAAAAATATATAGTGATGAATTATATTATTCGGGTATTTTAATAAAAATTTAAAATTATATAGAATAAATGAGCTTAACAATTTATGAACCAACACGTATATTAAATTCAAATATATCTGCGAATACACTTCAAACTTTTTTTGATGTTAATTCATCACGAACATATATTAATGGTAGTGTTGGTATAGGTACGAATCAATTACTTTCTAATTTTCATATTGAAAATAATAGTTGCCCATTTAAAATAAATATTTCAAATGAAAATAAAATAAAATCAATTACTTATCAAACGTATTATGGATTATTACCCATTGGATCTATTATAATTATACCAACCCAGCGTTTAGTGACATTTTTAACAAATCAAGGATGGTTAGAATGTAATGGTGGTACTTATAATCTTGCTAGTTATCCATTGTTAGAACCTTTATTACGTAGTACAGATTATGGTAATACAACTGGTGTAAATAATACATTTAAAGTTCCTAATTTAGTAGATCGTATTCCAGTGGGTTCAGATGGTATATATGATCAAACTTATTATAATACTAATTCAGCTAAAATAATTACACTTACAGTTCAACAATTACCAAATCATAGTCATAGTGGCATCAGTGCTGGTGCTAATACAGTAGGATCTCATTTTCATGATACTGTAAGTGATGGTTCTCGAACAGATGATAATATAGAAACAAATACTTGTTGTGGAGGGCAAGTTACAGAAAGTTTACAAACGACATATACATCAGGTCCAACCGCTCAGAATTGGCCTGGTCCCAATCCTCCAGCACGAGCTACATCTGCAAATCATACTCATGATTCAACATATAGTTATTTTTATAATGGATCGGCAGCTATATCTTTACAAAGAAATATCATTTATATGATTTATATGATAAAAGCAAAATAATTAATATTTAATAATGTATTTAATTTTTTGTGAGGGATATGTATTATTTATCGGGGATTTTATATTACTTACTTGGGTTCCACTAGAATTACTATAAATTGTAGATGAAGTTGTTAATGAATGAGTATGATTGCTTATAGCATTCGCATATCCAAAAGTAGCATTTCCTTTTCCTTTAGCTCGCCGAAAGTTTCCATACGGACTGCTATCTTTTGAATTTTCATAAAAACGAGTAGCTGTATATGTGTGATTATGGCAATATAAATAATCTCCAATTACTCCTTCATGTGCATGATAAGGTATATTTGTTTCTTGTAATAAAAGTTCATTTACTCCTCCTACTTTACCAAGTGTATCGTAGGATACAGAAGCGCTATCCTGTTGAATTACACAACGATCTGTCATATCTGGTACATTAAATGTATTTACTGTAGAACCATATGTATCTCCTATAAAACCATATAATTTACTATATGTTGTTTTTGATACTGATTGACCATTACATAAAAACCATCCAGAAGGAACACTGTTTGATGGATACATTATTATAGTCCCTGTCGCCACCCCATATACCTTTTGGGCATCAGTTGTAATTGAGGGTGTATCTTTAAATAATACATCTCCATCGCAAGTAACTGAATTAATATTTTTGAATATTACTTCACCAAAAACTGGTAGAAAACTTATATTATTATTTACAGCATCTATTTCAATATTTGCGATACGTCCACCAAGCGCATCATTATTAAATTGTACTTCTTTACCAAATGTTGAATATCTTCTATAAACAACGTTATCGGTCATGCTTAAAAAAAGAATAGTAAATTATTATTTAAATACGAACGATTACTTCGTAAGTACCCTTACTTATTTTTCGGCGAATATATCCAATCGATTTTTCAGAACTTTGTGATTGTGAAATACCTAATTTTATTGTATCATCTACCCCTTCCATAACTGTAATAAAATCTCCCGCTTCTCCAACTATATTTTCATTCCATCCAGCATATTCATCCCCGTCAGGTATTACTAAATTAATTTTACCCATATAAACAATCGGAATCTTTACATCATTTGGATGCGCGTCAAATAGATCTTGATTTCCAATAATAGAAGGTTTTACCGATATAATTCCAAAGCATTTGGATTGAGACCATTTTGATGTAATGCGTCCATCTTTATTAAATCCAATGACTGATCCCGCTTCAGGTTGGCTTTCGCCCTCAGCAAGAAGTTCCCATTCACTATAATCTCCACCAGATGCCTTGAACGAAAAAGCCATGATATTGCCATAAACTTGTAATTTTTCTTTGGGGTAAAATGTTCCAATACCTACATTATCAGTAATATGAGCTGAACCATATACACTAAAAGTTGTATCTGCGGTAGGTTGACTTGTTCGAATACCAACACTTGTATTATTAATGGTTACAATTGAACTATCACCATAGATATCCATTTTATTAAAAGTTTTCACAGGAACAGTGGTGCCAATACCCACCCAGTTATCTACCATTGACATAACGGTTTGATTTGCGTCATAACCTATAATGTTTGAAAGTGAATAGGTATCCGTATTTGTACCAGTCAGTTGAAATACATGTTTGTCCGCAATAAAGCGCATTTGACTGTCATTTCCGGGAATATCTTCAGTTAAGATGGTTGCGTATTTAGAACTATTTATGAAGCTCGCCATATTTCTTTATAAATATCCAGCGTTTTTATTCTTTAATAGGTAGAAGAAGATTGTTCAATTCCATGCAACCTATTGGAATTTTACTCAGTTCTATTGTAGCGTTATATGTATCTGGCTATATATTTTATAAAGCCTTTTTAAATATTAGCCCCTATTTATTCGCCTGGTTATGGTTTAATTTAGCCATCGCTCTTTATGAGATTTATATTGTCTTTCATCGCCGAGAATTAACACGTAAAAAATGTATTGACGGATTCTGGTCACGTGATTCTAATTATAGAGGATTTTGGAAAGACGCTTGGAACGAATATACATGTTATTCAGATGAACGCTACTTAGATCCAGATAACTTTGTCTTTATTATTGAATTTATGAACGCTATACTTGTCATCTGTCTATTGACAGCATTTATGGTTCAAAGTAAAGCATGGATTTATTTATTACTAGCAATACAAGCATATCACTGTAGCATTTATTTTATATCTTTACTTCATAGCCGTAAAACAAATACGACATATCCAATGAAAACAGCAAGCTATCTATTAATTTCAGCTTTATGGATATTCGTTCCTATTGTATTGATTTTTACATAAATCTAAAATAGAAATGATACAAACCTTTTCGGATAAAAAGGATCGCAAGGAAGCAAGAAAATCATTACGAGATAAATATTCGGATCATCCTCGTCCAATACCAGAATCGATTAATGATTATGAATTAAGAGAATATTTTATAACTTTGGATTCACGAGATCGTGATAAAACGGTATGGCCTTCCTCAAGTCAATTTCAAGTTAAAATGCAGCCTGAAAATACATTTAATGGTGCTAGATTAAATCGTGCTTTTAAGAATGTTCGTAGTATCGAAGTGGTTACCGCTCAATATCCAAATACTTTAAATGTTCTTGATCAAATGTATTTGTATTTATGTTTTCCAGAGATAGATGGTGTTTATGAATCAACAAATTTAACTGGAAATAAAGCTTTAGCAAAATTAGTGGCTACGTCATTGATTGGTAATTATGTTTATATTGAATATCCGCATCAGAATCGTCCTCGCAGATTATTTCCAGGAAAGGGCGCGCGCATAGATCGATTGACACCTGAATTCCGCACATATAATGGCGATTTATTTAATTTTGGTGCGGATACATCACCTTGTTTTCAGTTTGATCCAAAACTACAGACAAGTATTACCTTGCGTATTATTGTTCAAGTTCCAAATACGTTATAATTATAAACTATATAGGTAAAAAGAATGTATGGACATCCTGTAAATATTGTTAATGAATTATCTGTAGGACATTATACAAGTAAAGGAAGTTTAAAAGTTTCTACTCCAGAAGTATCTTTTTTCAATACATTTCAATATGGTATTGAAACAGATGTATGGGATACTGGTTTACAAAACGGAGGTACTGTGACTTTTTTTCAAGATATAAGTGGTGTTACAATGACAGTAACCAGTCAATTGAATTCTCAAGTAATACGTCAAACAAGAAATGTTATGAAATATATTCCAGGACGTAATACTGAATTAACATTTGCGGTTCGTCTTACAACTCCAGTTGCTGGTATTCGACGCAGATTTGGTTTATTTAATGGGTTGGATGGATTTTATTTTGAAGATAATGGAGGAGATTACGCATGTGCTTTTATTAATTCTGATGGATCAACACCATATATTGAAAGAGTTTCAAGAGCTAATTGGAATGGTGATAAATTAGATGGATGTGGACCAAGTAAGATTACCGCAAATGCTGAAAGTATACAAATTGTATCATTTGAATATGAATGGTATGGTGGTGGGCAAATTATATTTAAATTTGTAATCAATGGGGAATCTATTACAATTCATACATTTAATACAGCCAATCGATTGCCATTTCCCTGGAGTAAAACACCGTTTCTTCCGATTCGTCTTGAAATTACAAATACGACAGGAGTCGCAGGAACACATGTTATGTATCAAGGTTCAAATTCTTTATTAAGTCAAGGATTTACAGAAAAAATAGGTATTGCTCAAAGCTTACTGACACCTTTAATTGGATATAATATACCATCCGCTCGAACATTTTATCCAGTTATTAATATTCGTTTAAAATCTAATAATCTAAATGGTATTGTTATTCCCACCTTTTTTCAAGTTGGAACATTAGATAATGCAAGCGTATTTTATAAAATAGTAAGAAATGCGACTATTGTTGGGGGATTATGGGTTGATATGCCAGATACGAATTCATTTGTTCAATATAATTTAACATCTACCACTGCGATTACAGACGGAATTCAGTTGGATGCAGGATATGTAGCCACAGGAAGTGGTGAGAGAGTTGGTTTAGATAAATATACACAATATCAAATAGGGCGTAGTAGTTTAGGTACAGTAAGTGATACAATTACACTTGCTATTGCGAGTGGTATTGCCAATAAAGATGCTATTGCTTGTTTAACTTGGATTGAACAACGTTAATCGTAATCACAATTATAATAATAATCGCAATTAAATAATTAATGGTTCAACTGTTGTAATTTTAAATACTAGATTAATTTGATAATTTGGAATGGGTGGGGTGGGCGCGGTTGTATCTGTTCCAAAGTTGAAAAAGGTGTTATCATGTTTTTTTATTTGGATGGTTAAACGATCAATGCGTTTACCCTTTGCCTCAAAGACGAGTTTGTTTAATTCATTTAAGTCTGTATAGTTAAAAATAGGGGTTGTATTACTTGGAATTAATCGGGCAAATGATTTTGTTGCTGCTAAACTGGTACCATCAAAAGCTCCTTCTAATTCTGGAATACATACATAAAGACACGGTTCATTGCTTGAACCTCCAGCGACAGGATAGGTGGCTGAGATAAGTTCAATGGATTTAATATTTTTATAATGATGACTGAGGGTTGCGCCAGTAAAGGTATTCGTGGGTTCTAATTTAACTTCAAAATGACTTGTTGTAGGCCATACAGCTCTATCACGGTCTCTTGAATCAATAATAATATAATGATCTTT